TCAACCGCCCATCGCCGCAGCGAGCGGCACACAAGGCAAGCACCCGTAGCTCAGCTGGATAGAGCACCAGACTACGAATCTGGGGGTCAGAGGTTCGAATCCTTTCGGGTGCGCCATTTTTCTATAAGATATTCAGCGGCTTAAAGGATAACCCCTCTGGGGTCGTTCTGCTGCCGTTCTGACAGCGTTCTGAAACTTAGTTCTTGTCGTGTTCTGCAGTAGTACGATGAGCAACGCGCAGCTCTGCAACTCGGCGCGTTTTCTCCAGAGTGTTACGGTTATATTTCCCCGTCGTGGCAATGTTCGAATGGTTCGCGTGATGGCGAAGATGTTCGATATTTGCACCGGCATCAGAGCCTTCAGTCACACCACCGGCACGACTATCACGGTTCCATACTTCTTTAGGCACGCCGCACGATTCTGCAATCTTGCGCCAGACCTTCGCATAACGCTGACGATCACGGTAAGGCAGCCCGGATTGCTCATCGATGATGATTGGTCCGATCCGCTTTTCCATTGGAACAGCATCAAGCAGCGTCCGCAAAAACGGATAAGCCGTCGTGTCGTGTTCAGCGATTTGGCCAGTCTTTGTCGTGATCTTCTTCAAGACGCCTTTGGAATCGATATGGCTCCATAAGAGACCGCCAGTCCAGCGGCGACGGGCTGAGATAATCCCCTTCCCTTCATCACCTTTTGCCAATGGCTCCCACAGACCAATCACATCGACCTGACGCAATGTCAGCTCGAACTGCAAAGCTTGCGCGATAGCAATAGAAACCCTGCCCTGCTTAAGCGCTTCCGTGCAGATCGCCTGCACCTGTTCGAAAGTGATCTGCTGTGTGCGTGCTGGTGGTGAGGCAAACCGCATGTTCTGCAGGATGGTGGCCAGTCTGACGCAATCGCTGAGATTTGCGACCACACCGAACTTGACGACAATCCGAAGCACTTGCACTGCTTTGTACGCTCTGCGCATGCGCTCTGGCTTGGGTTCAGGTTTGATCCCTGCCTCCTTGGCCGCCGCGAGTTCCTTCTCGGTGTGTTCGGCTGGTTCTTTCAGCTTCGCATACCAACGATTGAAGTCGAGGCCGGACAATGATGCGAGTTTGCGCCCGCCGACTGTCTTGATCAGTAGATCGAGGCTTTCATCGTACATTGCGCGGGTGTTGTGTTTGATCGCGTGATATGGGCTTTCTTCGGTAAAACGATAGAACTCGATGAGGGATTTCAAACTGCCGTCATATTCCGGCTTGGCTTCCTGTCCGTTCATCCACTCATAAAGCTCGGCTGTGAGTTGGCCGCACCGGAAGAGAATTTCCTCCGGTGTGCCGTGGAGACGCTGCGTCGGCATCGGAAACCCCTTTGCCTTCTTCGTCACATTGGCGGCCACCCAATAATATGAGGGTGGTCCGCTCTTGTTCGGTCTGGTTTTCAGACCGGGCGCTTTCAAGTCCAATTCTCTTCTCCTTCTGGTTGGTTGGACGGGGTTGATCCTGCATCGAGTCCATACCGGCGGTCTAGAAATGCTTTCACCGCTGGCCAGTAACGTCGATCTTTGAATTGCGGGTCTTGTTTTGGAAAACCGCTTCGTTCGAGAACTGGCGATTTTGTTTTGAACTCTTGGGCTGTAAGTCCGAGACGGCGAGCGATCTCGGTATCTGCAATAAAAAGCTGGATGCTCATGAAGCACCTATTCACGTTGTTGATGAACGAGTGTTTTCGAGCGCAACTCCTTTGTGATTTGTTTCCGTTTCGTTCACGGTATAAGACAGCCAGCCTTGGAGGCTGTCATGGGAACATTCAGCACGAACGCGACATTGGGCGATTGCCTGCGATGCGGTGAGACCATCACGGCGCACTGTCATACGTGCGGGCGATACACTGAACTGGATATTCAGGCGCTGGCGGATAAGCTCGGCTCGGAACACGGTGCGATGTTGAATGACCTTGCCCCCAAGCTGAAATGCTCGGTCTGTAACGGCAAACGCCTGCAACTGCTGTATTCCAACATCTGCACGAGGCAAACCGGGCTTTCCAAAAACCCATGGGGCGGGAGGTGACATCACTCACCGCCTTTCATGGCTTGGCGACCGAAGAACATGCGGATTGCATTTTCTGGCGTGTCAGACCGTTCTATCCAATGCAAAGACCAATCCCAGAGTTCACGCAAAGGAACAAACGGCTGGTGCGGTTTCATAAGCTGGACGAATTTCAATCGCCACAAAACCTCCTTCATTCGCTCTGCTCCCCTAGTTGGCTGGCTTCCCGATGCATCTGCAACGCTCTTGACGCCTGCAACAGTTGAAGCTTTTTGTGATCTTCTTCATTGAGAACAGGGATTGCTACGAAAAGTATTTGGCCCTTTGCCAAATCTTGCGCGAACCTCATTTCCTCACGGATTTGCGCGACTTTACTGACCATAGCTGGCCTCCTTTGCGCGCAAGATGGCGATCAGCAACGCGGTTGCTGAATTGAAGCCTTCTCCGACATAGTTGTGATACTTGCTTTCAGGCGTCCAAATTCGACATCCCATTTTGCCGCTGTCAGCTATCGGTTTTCCGATATCGAGATCGCCATTCCACCCCGGCAATACCCTCTCAGCCAGCGCGATAGCCGCGTCTACAGAGGTGGTGTAAAGTGCAGCGTGAGGGATATCGTCACCGCTGACTTGTTCTTTCCTCCTGCCCTTTTCTTTGTAGAACACCTGTGTTTCATGCATCAGTGGGTAATGGTCGAGATACACAACACCGTTCACTTCACACCAAATGCGCGCATCCACTTCCCTGTCCGGCGCGCCCAGCTTGGATAGTCTGTCAATGAGGGTCATGGCTTACCCTCCAAGGCGGCGCGGGCAAGCTGGCGAACTTCTGCCGGTGTTGTCTCCCACTTTTCAGGAAACCCCCATGCAGGAGCGTCTGCAATAGATTTCAACGCCTTCCGAGCCGACGCGAGTTGGGTTTCGAGGGCTTCTTTGTCCTCTTCCATTTGTGCGCACAGGTTCAGCGCATGATCACGCTGCCCGATGACTTCATTTGAGGTTCTTACGAGTTCATTGCACTCGGCTTCCAACTCCTTAACCCGCGCAGTCAGCGCCGCGTTGTCTTTTGCAAGGTCAACTGCTTTAAATTCAGCGTCGATCTTTTCATCCACCAGAGCGGTTGTTCCGTCGATATGGGTTTGAAGATCAGCTTTGAGTTGCTTGATTTCCGCATCCTTCGCCGCAATGATGGCCTCGGCCTGCGGACGTGGCACTAGACCTCGCGTTGGTCGAAGTCCGTAAAGCGATCCTCCCGGTTGAACGGTTTGCCAAACACCATCCTTTAGCACCTGTGCTTCCACCGTCTCCAACCCCTCGACCGGCGCGGCGGGGCGGGTGACTGCGATAAAAGTGGCCTGCTTTTCAGGCCCGCAATGTGAAACCTCTTTCTGGGCATCCTCGAACGGCAAAACCCATGCGTCATCTTTCCCGGCGTATGTGTATCCTTTTCCATTGGTGCGCCAAACGCCATTCTCGGTCTGAATATGAACCAAACGACCAGCCCATGACTTAGAGCATTTGCTGTCAGGCCAGAGTCGCAAATACTTCTGTGTGATCCGATCAGACATCGCTGCCTCCTGTCGGGCGGGTAGGGTTATTGCGAACCCATTCAAGGCCAATTCGAGTGTGAACGGCTCGATGTGAAGCGTTTAGTTTTCCTTGAATTAGACCCTTGCTTTCGAGGGCGCGCATCACTCTTTCGCTCAGGATAAAACCGGATATGCCGCCCCCATTCGTGGCAACAATCTCCCGAAGCATCCTCTCTTGAGGTTTCGTCAACTTGATCATTCCGACGCTCCCGGTGAGGCTGGGAGGGCTTCTGGCTCATTCTCGTAAGGAACGCGGCTGGCAAAGGCTTCAAGTGCCGTATCAAGCCTCTTAAATTCTTCTTCTGGTAATTGCCAAGTGTCCCAAGCCTCACGCGCTGCGATGACTAGATTAATAACGTCCTGCGGTAATTGGGCCGCTACAGGCTGAGACGACAGGGCGCGGAGAGCCTCGTAAACCTCAAATGCGCCCTGCTGATAGATTGAGCTTGTGCTGTCTACAGATGCTTCGCCGTAGTAGTGACCATTCTCGGAAACATCGAAGGCAATCTTCGCCGCTTCCTCCAACGCCTGCGCACGCGGGGATGGGCTCGAAACGGGAGCGGAATACACAGGGCTGATTTTCTTCCAGCGAGGATTGTTCTTTTCAAATCCCCACTCGACTTGCTGCACCTCAACAACTTGTGTCAGCCCGGTTTCTTCATGTTGAAACAAATAACCGATAGGCTCTTGCTTCACCCCTTGCAGGAATGGGGCGGCAAGATCGGCGCGGACAAACTCTGTCTGTCCGTCTCGCTTGTGTTCATTCCAGCCACCAATCAACCCGCGCTGACCGCTGATAACATCGGTGCTTGCTCCGTGCGTCTTGGCATAAATGCGCTCTGGCATAGCCTGTACTGCTTCATCTGGGATGGCCGGGGTCATTGGACTGATCCTTTTTCACAAGCCTGTTTTGCTACGACAAGGGCGTTCGCAAGTGCTTGATTAATGTCGAGCGTCAGCATCTGGATGATGTCGCTTTCTGACACCCCATCGAACATAACGAGGTATGTTCCTATAACCCCGACCAGTGCTCCTGCCATGATCGCTCTTCGGCGTTCAATCGTCGGTAAGTCATTTGATTGGTCACTTGTGAAGGCATCAAACACAACCATTCCAACACTCTGCCGTGTTGCTTCTGCTATCGCGTCAAACGGGCAGTTTGGATCAAACTGTGCTTCATCTGGGATGGTCATGGGCGCAAGCCTCCGAAGTAGCGGAATGCGACGACAGCGAGCGGCACAACGACGAGTCCACAGCTGATCGCGAAAATGGTGAGGGCAAGAGCGAAACTGATGCGCTCCGGCTGGCGGTATTGATGAGCGCAATACGGCTCACCATCACGATCACAGAGGCAGTTGATCCCTAAGTCGCAATTGTTCCGGCGATCCGTCATAGCGGCACCTTTTCAATTGCTTCGTAGATGTCCGGCATTTCCATGCCCTTGATGATGCGGTCCTGATGTGCGCCAAAAATGTACTTTGCTGCGGTTTGCACAGGCTCGTCACGCCCTTCAAATTTCGGCCTGTATTCGGTGTGTGCCTTGACCAGATCGTCACGGTTCTGCGTCTCGTCGAGCAACTGGTGATACGCGACAAGTAGGACCTGATTAGATACGGACGCCGGGGATGGGTTTGAGGGCGGGGTTTCCCCGGCGTCCGATGCGCTCGCGGGAGAGGCATTCCGCGAGGTTGCATTCGATGATTGTGCAGTTTCACCGCGCGCCCATGCACGAAGCTGACGGCCTGCGTCTTCTGTAACTTTCTTGCCTTCAGGGAAGAACGCGAGATGCTGCGTTTGGAGCTTTCCATAAACAGCCTGACCGTCTTTGATGAGCGGTACGCCGGGATTTTCCGGGGTGACGGTGAAACTCATCGTCATGTCATACATGAACCGCTTCTCGCAGACCGGAGTCCAGCCAGCTTGTTCGATGGCGTTCTTCTCGCGGCCTGTGCGTTCGTCCTTTACCTTGACGAACTTGATCTTTTCCTCGGCACGCATGCAGAAGATCACGTAACAGCGGACCTGACGAAGTGGGGAAATGAGCCGGGTTTTATGGCGGGTCTTCGGAATCTTCCAGCCCGGCGCGTTGTACTTATCGACCTCATAGCCTTCCAATTTGTCGTACGGCTTACGAGCAAGACGTGCGACTTCATCATCGTGCATTTCCTGCAGTCCGCCGACGCCTTCATATTCGTCCGACATCGAGTCGACGATGATCACTTTCGCCCCTGCACGCTCTGCGGTCTGGATCGCCTGCATGAATGCTTCAGGCGTAAACGGTGGGCGCATGTCGAGATGCTTGAAATTGAACTCGCTCGCATAATGCAGCATGCGCTTGGCTTCGGTATCAATGCCGTAGATCGGTTCACCCTGAGCCAAGCCAGTTGCAAGCTTCAGGGCGCTGTATGTCTTGCCGCTGCCTGACGCACCCGCAATAGCAATAAGCAGGCTGGTGTCATCGCGTACAGCATCAGTGAATTCAAAATTGGTCATGGCGTCCTCAGCAAGGAAGCGCTATCGGCTTTGGCCGGTATGGCACTTCTTCAAATGGGTTCATCGGATCGAACGGCAGATTTTGCAGGCGTTCGTCTTCGATCTCGCGAGCAAGCCAACGGGTTTCTGTCCACGCTGGCATTTCGGCGGTCTTTGTCTGGCTCGGATAACCGGGCCATTCGTTCGTTGTGATGTGATGATCCCAGAGCCTGATTGCAGCACTGGCTTTTTTCTCACCTATCTGACGGCCCGGAACATCGAGACGCGCGACGGTAATTTCGTGCGGCGGCTTCTGCTCCTGGACAACAAACAGGAAGTCGAGCGCGATCTCGTGCCGGTCGATCTCAGGGAACAACTGACGGATTCCACGACGATAGAAGCCGTCTTGCAGCTCATAATCGTTGTTGTAGATCGCCTTTTGAACGGAATCCGGTGCCGCTGACATTTCCGTGGTCTTGTAATCGATCACGGTGATGCGCTTTGGCTCGATCACAAGCCTGTCGATACGCGCACGGCACCAGTGACCGCCAACAACATCCTGCCAGCAAGCGGTGATTTCGTTGTAATATTCACCGATCTGCTCACCCGTCACCAAGGCTCGGACAACGGATTCCTCATGAACCGACAGTTCGCGCTTAGCGACATTCATCATGTCCATCAGAAGTTTGTAGTCTTCTTTCAACAGTGGGATAACGCCAGTCTTGTGCGCTTCAATCCGCCGGCGCTTTGCCTCGTTGGTCTGATAGGTCGGCGCGTCAATCATTTCTATTTTGGTCGGCTGGCTGAGTAACAGCGCATGTGCAGCCGATCCGATTTCAGCACGTTTCTGTGGTGCTTCTTCTGGTTTCGTGGCGGTGTTCAGTCGTGGGTGAGCCGTCCATGCGTGACGTGCGGATTCATCCAGCAACTTTTGACCAATCGAACGTGACAGGCTCGGCGTCGGGCAAAGACGATCCGCGTGATAATCAGCTTCAGACGAGATATACAGGCCGGGCTTGCTGATCGGTTTGCCATCGAAGGTGAAAATGTCAGCCATAATCACTCCCCTAAAAGCCACGCCTCATAAGGCAGGCCCATGTTCTTGTTTATTTCTGCTTCTATGGTGAGTTCAGCCATACTTGGCTCGCGCTCGCACTGGTCGCGCAAGTCAATCAGCTTGACGGTTCTGTAAATCCGCGTTGCCTTACCTTTATGACTGGCCTTTATGTGGTCAGTGACGGCTCGCTCTGAATTGAAGCCTTGCTTGCAACAGCCGCACAAAAATACATTCGTTTTAGCCATTGGTCTGCCCTTCTGGAGAAAATCCAAACGACTTCAACCGAACGCCTATTGCGAGAATGACCTCAACAGACTTGTCGTTAAGCTCGCACACGTCATCATGGTTGTAGTTCGAAGGATTGATTTCTCCGAGAGTTTGATAAGCCCACTCCAGAAACTCGACTTCATTCTCGAAAGCTGACTGTGTGGTTTGTGTATCAGCCATTGGCGTCACCTCTGGCCTTTGTGAAATCAGTAAAATCTTCGGAGCGTGGCAGACCATCCACAGCATGAGTTGCGCCAAAAAGCGTCAGTTCATGCTCACCATCGTCCGCCACGATGCGGATGGTGCGGCAGTTGCTGTTCCTGTCATTTTTACTGACAAGCTCAATCTTCGTGACGCGGTGAACGGAGATTTCCATCATGAAAAATACTCCGCCCAAACTGCGAATACGGAAACGAATGTGACGACTGTCACGAACGAGAAAAGATCGAAGAGGATGTCATCCATGGCGCACCTCGCCCGGAAAATCGGCGGCAAGTGCGAAAGCAACATCGCGGACCAGAACGCCGGTCCATACGGCTTGCGTCATTTCCTCTTTGCGCTGTGCTGCCTGTTCAGCTTCCAGCGTTGCGCGGCGGGTGTGACCTGAAATGTTGAGCGTTTTGGCCATTCCATCACCTCACAGGTAAATCGACGGGCTGGAGAACGAGCGGACATGCGCACGATAGGTGCGGTCGTCGTCGGCTTCTTCAGCAGCGATCAGGTGAAAGTTTGGGAGTGATTGAATCCACTGTGGCGCATCGTCGTTGAACGGGCCTTCGTAGGATTTGGCGACATCTTCGGTAATGTCTGAGCCGCGCATGGTCCGCACATCAAAGCGAACAATACCGTGCGTCTCGTAGCCGTCAGCGGCCTTGATGATGTCCTTGTCGGTCGCGCCAATTACAACACAGGCGTCAACCATTTCGATCTGCCCTGCCCCGTCATGGGTTTCGAGCAAGATGCGCGTGTACTTGTCTTTGATGTGAGATTTGAGCATGGGTAATGCCCTCCTTGTGAGAGAACATTACTCGTTATTGAGTTATATTGTCAACTCGTTTTCGAGTTAATTGTGTAGCCAATTCCAGAGGCGTTTCGGTAACGCCACCACAAGCCACGGTAAAACATACACAATCAGCGCTGACAGCAATGCTGATGCAATGAGAAAAATCATAATTGTGCTGAAAGTTGGAAGCAATACGACCAGCCCGGAAGCGTATGAGCGGAAATCATCTTTCGGTATCGCCGTCACAGTCGGGAAAAAGTAGCATTCAATCTTGGCATATTTTTCCCGTTCTTGGTCGGTATAGAGATCGGGATGTGAACGTTTCTCTCGAGCTTCTTTTAAGCACTTATCGTGCCGAACGCGCCAACGATCATATTGCTCGCTGCGGTACTGCTCGACGGTTTTCCCGTGAGATTTAGCCACAATATATTCTGCGTGGTTCCATCGTTCAGCAGCCCACATATCGGGAATGCGCATTATCGTGGAATAAAGACCCGACCCAATAAACATTGCGATGAATATTGGCGCCATAAAAACAACAGTGAGTTTTTTGCGGTTTAAGCGATCAGCCTTCACCCGCCATCACCACTTTATGGATTGAAACAACGTCAGACGCGTCAAATTCAAGGACTTCGTGAGGGTTGAACTGCTCCAGCTTTAACGTCTCGCCATTTGAGACAAAGCGTTTGACGTAAGCGAGCGGTGGCGTGTGTTCATCATGCGCGATCTGAGCAACCACAAAGTCACCCCTCCGGATAGGGACGCGCGGATTGATATACAGCACTTCTCCCGAGAAATACCGCGGCTCCATGCTCTCGCCAACTACATAGACACCATAAGCTTCACGGATTCCCCGAAGCATTGGAGGCGCTAGAATGTCATCAATCTTGTTGCCGTTAAGCACAAACTCACCGTGCTTGCCGCCGACTGCATGACCATAAAGAGGCATACGCTGACCCCCGTCCAAACCCACTACGCTACCAACTACTGCATTTGCACCCTCGACCTTTGCAGGCAGAGTTAGCCCTAATGCTACAGCAACTTCTATCATTGAGCGAGAGCGTTTGACGGCATCCCTCTCAATACGGTCAATAGATTGTTGCGTTGTGTTAGCGAGTGCCGCCAGATCAGCCTGACTAAGGCCGCGCCGTTCACGTTCATCCCGCACAGTTTGTCCGAATGTCTTGTCCATAACTTATTTTCTACTCGTTTGCGGGTAATTAATCCAACTCGATTGCATGTTACTCGAAATTGAGTTAAAACGAGTATATGAGCACGAGAGATCAACACCCCGGAATGGCTGCGGCTATCGAGTTTTTCGGTTCGCAGCAGAAACTTGCCAAAGCGATTGGATGCTTTTCACAGCAAACAATTTCGCGAGCGCTTAATCGTGACAACGATCCTGCGCCTGAGTTGGCCGCTGCAATTCACAACGCCTCACGGGGCGCTGTTCCAAAATGGCTAATCCGTCCTGACTTATTTGATGCACCTTATAATCCTTCGGTTGGTAGCCAGCCAGAAATGGCAGCTATCTGATGTCTGCATCATTGCCTCTTTTTGCTGGGTCTGGATTCGCTAAGAACCGAAAGCGGATTCGCTGTGTGGACGCGGTTTGCAACATGGCTCGTAGGCTCTGGCCTGCCAAAACTGCAATCAATCTCTCAAGTCGCGCTGAAATCTCTCAACGAGCCGCTGAACTGTGGCTCGAAGGCCGTACAGAACCCGGAGCCGACGCGCTTATCAATCTTCTCCGTTCCGATGTTGGCTTCGAATTGATGCAGTCCATCATGGAAGGCGCTGACACTCGTTGGTGGCGCGACTTCGAACGTGGCGTTCACATCGCAGAACTCGAACAGCGGATGAAATGGCAGTCCGAACAACTCGCATCCCTCAAGGCGGAGTTCGCAAAATGATCAGAAACGCAATCACGGTTTGCCTGATCTGGCTCACCGGGAAACTCACCACCTTCAATGAAAAAATGCTGCTCAAAGCAAAACAGCGCGTGCGGCAAGACATTCTCAACAGCGATGGAGCAAACAAGAAATGAGCGACGATATTACCAGTGAAGCCCAGACAATTGCAGTTGGTCAGCTTCGTGCATTCATCGAGCGCATTGAGCGTCTCGAAGAAGAAAAGAAGACGATTGGCGACGATATTTCTGAAGTCTACGCAGAACTGAAAGGCAGCGGTTTCGACAGCAAGGTTGTCCGCACCATTATCCGCCTTCGCAAGAAGGAAGATCACGAGCGGCAGGAAGAAGAAGCCATGCTGCAAATGTACTGCGATGCGTTGGGTATGTCCTAATGGATCGGATCACGTTCCATGTTCCGGGTGATGTAGTTCCGTGGGCGCGTGCTGGCAAACACGGCAAGGTTCAATTCACGCCGGGGAAACAGCGCAATTACATGGGCGTGATCCGTGACTTCTGTTCGCAGGCAATGAGCGACCGGCCTTTATTTGAAGGGCCGGTTCGCCTCACGATCTCCGCAATCTATCCATGGCCGAAAACGGTCACGAAAAAACGCCTTGCTGCTCCTGACGGTGCTTGGAAATCCACCAAGCCAGACGGCGATAACATCGCGAAGATCATCAAAGACAGCATGAACAAGATCGCCTTTGTCGATGATGCTCAGTGCGCTGTGACAACGGTCAGCAAGTTCTACGGCGATAAGCCCGGTTTGATCGTCACTCTCGAAACTCTGGAAGGTGTTCAGGCTCCAACAGCCTGATCGACTTTGCCGAACGCCGTTCGCGGCGTTGTGCCAATTCGATTTACGAGGTTTTCAATGACTGCTGTTTGGCACGAGGGCCATATTCCTCAAATCAGTCAGATGCTCCGAGACGGATTTTCTGCGAGTGAGATTGCCGATAAATTCGAGGGCGTCTCTCGTAACGCTGTCATTGGTCTGGTTCATCGCCGGGCTGATCTGCGTGAAATCGGGTTCGACCGCGTTCCCGGCGGCAATCCAGATGCAGCGGCTAAAGCACGTAGGACACGCGGCCTTGCTCCTGCAAAACTCGCTCATAAGAAGCCCAAAGCCGTTAAGCCTGTGACCGTCGAACCGACAGTGATCACACCAGAAACAGCCGCGGTTCTTTTCGATGCCAATTCCTTGCGCGTTGAACTGCACAACATTCCTGCAGGCGGCTGCAAATGGCCGGTTAATGATGTGCCCACCGGTGGCGTGTTCCTGTTTTGCGGCTGCAAATCCATGGCCGAAAAGCCTTACTGCGAAGAGCATTACAGACGCTCAATCGGCAGAGGTACACCATCTGAACAGTCTGCTGTTCGTATGGCGAAAGTCGTCGGGAGGGCTGCATAATGGGCAAGAGATCAAATTTCGTGCGCCGTGAACGCGACTTCTATGAAACGCCTTATTCGGCTGTCCTCCCACTGATCCCGCATCTGCATGGTGTCAGCACATTCGCAGAGCCTTGTGCCGGTGATGGCGCTCTTGTCGGTCATCTACAAAAGCACGGTCTCGTCTGCGCTTATGAAGGCGACATTTCTTATGGATATGACGCGCTCACGCATCGCTTTGAACAGGATGCTGTGTTCGACGCTATCATTTCAAATTGTCCATGGCAGCGCGACATTCTCCACGCGATGATAACGCTTTTCCAGAGGATTGCTCCAACCTGGCTGCTTTTTGACGCTGATTGGATACACACAAAGCAAGCCGCTCCCTTCATCAAGAATTGCTCGCACATCGTGTCTGTTGGCCGAGTGAAGTGGATCGAAGGTTCCAAACATACAGGCAAAGACAACGCGGCTTGGATGAGGTTTCACAACCAGCACATTGACGGCCCGCGCTTTATCGGCCCTGCCGTGAAGGAGGCCGCATGAGCGAAGCCGCCTTTGCTGACCTGTTTGATCAAGCCGTCATGCGCATCATCGAATCCGGTTCCGACTGGCGGAATGTGGAGGCGAAACGATGATCATCGCAAACCGCGTCACCTTTCACGCTTGTGAGCGCTATTGTCACCGTATCCTCGGCGTCAATTGCTATCCTCCGGCTGGTACTCGTCCATATGATCGCGCTGCAATGTTCTGTGAAGCTGCTGGCCTCACAATTGAACAGGTGCGCGCGCTGATCCTTACACCGACCGTAGAAAGCGCTTGCCGTCAGGGCTTCAACCGTATCCGTGCTGACGACTTCATTGCGATCATCTGCGATGGGATCATTGTCACTGTCAAAGCTCGTATGAAGCCTAAGCCAGTTCGCCGGACCCGCCGGGAATTGGAGGCAGAGCTATGACCGTTCTCCAGCTCTTCCGTCGCGGCCAAGACACGCTCCAGATCGCCAAACGCATCGGCCTGCCCGAAGCCAAAGTCCTGAGCATGATCCATATCCTGCGCAGCCATGAAACCCGTAAGAAGGCTCGTTTCGGGTCATTGGATGGCAAGAAATGAGCCGGTGGATTCGGGTTCAAACATCCATATTTGATCACGAGTTATTTGCGGCTGAACCGATGTCAGAGCGCGAGGCATGGCTGTGGTTGATCAGTCGCGCCGCATGGAAAGAAACGAAACACCGTATCGGCAATCAGATGATTTCTGTGCCTGTTGGATCGTTCTTTTGCACTCTACGTGAGCTTCAAAATGCATGGAAATGGAAGTCAGACACCCGCGTTCGCACCTTCCTAAAAACCCTAAAAAACGAGGAAATGATAGCGTTGGAAACTAACGCAGGGAAAACGCATGTAACCATCTGTAATTATGCACATTATCAGGATGCCGAACGCACAGAAAACGCACCATTAACGCACGAAAAACGCACTAAAGACACCACTACACCAATTAATACATCTTCACTTAGTTCAGATGTTAAGGCGCAAGCGCCCGCAAAAGCATCCGTCAAAAGCGAATTGATGAAGGTCTTGGATGAAGGCCATGCAGACGCTCTCATCGATCATCGCAAGACGCTCAAGAAGCCGATGACCCCTCATGCGGCTAAGCTTCTCGCATGCGAATTTGCCAAGGTCGAAAACCCCAACGCTGCAGTTGACCTGATGATTTCATCCGGTTGGCAGGGGTTTAAATCGGAATGGTTTCAGAATGCTAACAGCCCTCGTGGCCATGCACCGCCGGGCCGGACAGGTTCAGGCAATGCGGCGGTCGATCTGCTCGACCTAGTGATTTCGGGAATGGAGCAAACCAACAATGACTTTTCAGGACCAACGATTGAGGGAAGCTACTTCGATGGAAATGACGACAGAACTTCGTCGGCTCTTCCAAGTCCTTCCTCCGCGCGGATCGGGTATGAAAACCGATGACGAAGCGGCATTGGCTCGCGTCATGCAGGGTCAGATTGAAGGCTACATAATCGCTATTCAGGGCGTAACTGCCCATGCTCTCAAGCATACGATCAACCGGATTATTCGTGGCGAAATCGACGGTATAAGCCGGAAGTACTGCCCGTTAGCGCCCGAACTGGCTCACGCTATTCGCGAGGAAATGTCATCGGTCACAAAACAGGTCCAGTTAGCTCAAAACCGCAACATGATCGAGGATAACCGACCTCAAGCGGTCAAAAACCCGAATGTTTTGGAGAAGGTCAAGGCAGAGCGTGACCGGATGAAAACCGAAGGCCGTGCGCTCTTGATGAAATTCGAAAGCTTCGATGCATTCTCCCAATATGCCCGCCGCAACATCCTCCCGGCTAATCATTTCTATCTCACGCCTACCGCTGAATTGTTTGGTGCACCGGGTTCGATCCACGATCTACCAAAAGACCATTTAGCAGTTGAAGTGCCACTAATTCAGGAAAACGCGACAGAGAAGCGTGACACATCACTGGACGCCGCACGTGCTCGTCTCGAAGCTCTTGGCGGAGACGGTTGCCTCAACGATCTGCCAAACGCTGGCGAGAACGTGATCTTCAACCGTAAGCCTGTGACGACACCAAAACCGAAAGATGATGAAAAAATCCCGTGGTGACGGCCCTGACAGCTTCACATCAATTCACGTAATTTCCCGGATTTTCACATGGCTACGCGAAACAAAAACCAGAAATACCTTAGCATAGGCGATATTTGCGAGCGCTATGGCGTCACTCGTCGCACAGTTCACAATTGGCGCAAGCTCGACAAATCATTCCCTGAGCCAATCGAAATATCTGGCCGCTCGTATTTTAGTGAATACGCGCTCGATAAGTGGGATGCTGCACGCGGTGGTGTTGATCCTGATCTAGATGGGCGCATTCATGGTCTTCAACCAGTATCGGGCGTGATTACCAATTATCAGGATTTCATCGATGCCATGGTCAAGCGCCGCAACGACATGGGCATTTCCAGCATCGAACTCGATGCGCGATCCGGTATGCAGGAAGGCTACACCAGTAAGCTTGAAAACTATGGCCGCCCACAGGGGCGCGGAATGGGGCCGGAGATATTCCCGCTGTGGCTTGGTGGCGTTCGTGTGGGGATTGTTCTTGTCGATCTGCCGCGTCGGCCTCGTAAGAAGCAAGAGGCATGATGTGCCATACGTTGCCAATAATCAGGAAAGCGTTGATGCCTTCTATGCCGAGAAGGGGCCATGTTGCGCCGGGTGTGATTATTGGCGCTGGATTAATCCGATTGTTGGTGAATGTGTTCGGTTCCCGCCAAATCAGCGGCATGACGCTGCAGAAGGTCTGGGCTTGCAGCATTGCTCCTTGCCACGCTCTACGTCAAACCTGACCAAGCGCGGTCATTGGTGTGGTGAGTTTCGAGATGAACAATAGCTAAAAATCTGGAATTTGCGATTAATCGCATACTGCCCAATAAACCGGTTTATCCGGTCTTTTCAGCCTCGGCTCAGCACGGCTCGCCTATTGAGCCTGTGAACCTGACTTGATCAGGGCAATAATCGCGATAATCAAACTCAGCACGCTAATACCCAGACCGCCCCAATGAATAATCGGGGATCTCATTATTTCGCGCTCTTTAGCGATTTGGTGGCGAAGAAATGCTGCCCCCTTAGTTGTTAGAACCCTGCGATCTTCATTTTCTGCGTATTGCCAATATTCTTTAGTGTCTCGGTCAGGAATGGGGACACCATGCTTTACCGACTGACGAATTAATCTGTCAGTTACTATAGAAGATATGCGCTCATCGACATACCGGACAGCATCCCATTCTTCATATTCGAGATATTGAACCTCATCCCTTGACGCTTGAGCCAACTTCGCTTTGTTAATCCTCTCCCCATGAACAGCATATAATTCCTGTTTTTTGTAGTGAAGCTGGATTAGCTGATGGCGCTCATCGCGCCACAACGCCACTTCTCGAATAAACCGCTGCATTAAGCCCCCATCCACACTATGGCGTCACATGTCCAATCATCTTGATCTCAACCGGTACTGTGGGAACAACGCTTAGCGATAGCCAGTCGAATTGCACACCAAGCGCCACAGCCGCACATGCCAGACGATAGCGCTGCATGACTGCAGGATCAATCACCGCCTTATTGCCCCGGTAATATCCACGCTCTATATCCGTGATCGTCGATACAGACATACCCACACGTTCCGCCAGATCAGGCCGGGACAGCTTCATGATGTTCTCGCGCCACCACTGGCAACGCTCATTCTCCGGTGCATCCCGTGCAGGGTAAGACGTACTCATTCCAGCCTCGTATCAGGTGGTGACCAAATCAGTGCCGATCATGTGAATTTCGCAGCACATCCGCATAACAGAATGCGAGAATAACACGTTTCAGGTGGTGCTCAACGCACAAGTGAATCATCGCAGCACAATCGACCCCAAACATGCGAAATTCGCAGCGTTTTGAGGTGTGACCAAATAGACACAAAAATCCATCCACAGACCGGGCATTGATTTCATTGCGCTTTTCACCTGTGCTTTGCGTGCTTTTCCGCCTCCAGATATCGCTTCGCGCGGACACACCCTTCCTGCAATCACAGAGTAATTCGATTAACCGATTGAGCCGCGACATCCATGGTTTATCCCGCTCGTAAAGCAGCACATTACAGCGCCAAAGCACAAAAGGCCGCTGCACAGCTCCGAAAAGAAAAAAAAGAGCCCAAGGTTACGCCTAAACAGCGCATCGCTATTGAGGCTATGGTCTTCGATGGCAAAAAGCGTGTGGATGCAGCTGAAACCGCCGGAATGTCGGACGAAGCGCTCCGCGTGGCTCTCCTCAAGCCCCATGCTCTTGCATACTTAAATGAGTGTCAGGACGTGTTACGGAATAGCCTCCGGCCCCGTGCGCTACACACGATGGGTGAATTGCTCGACAGCAAGAACGACAGCACGAAGTTTAAGGCCGCTGAATACCTCGATGGCCAGAACCGTGGCACGCACACCGTTGGTGCTGCTGTGAACGTACAGATCAACAACACGACCAAGGTCGAGACAGCTGGATACGTGATTGACCTGTCTGAGTTTGGTCGCAAACCACAGGCCGAAAGCTCTCACCAGATTGAGCATCTGGGCGATGAACATGCTAAGCCCTTGAGTTTGCAGAGGGACGTTCTGCCTGATGAGTGAAGAACGCGCACCCCCACCCCCCTTTGTTCTCGTTTCGCGGCCTTTTCGGGGTGGCCCCCAAAAATCGCGGGCTGAATCTCCAGTCCACCCTCACACACGATGTTTTCCCTTCCTGAAACTCGCCTTCAATTTTTTTTCAACCAGTCTGGAGTTTTCAAGATGCGTAAGCTGATTGGTCTTGCATCTGCTGTAACATTTGCAGTTCTGGCTAACACTGGATTATGCAAATCAGCACCGAAGCCAGTTCGCAGGGGTGAGGTTGATTTGAGTTCGCCATACATTCCGCCTGCACCAAAAAAAATGACCAAGGCTGAAAAGCTGAAAGTTGCGGATCGTGTAGCGGCAGCTGAGATCAAGCGCGCTCGTAAAGCTGCGCGGTTCAATGCACTTGTCGCCAATGGCTCAATGCAGGCCGTTCGATCATGACCAAATTCCTCGCGCTTCTGGTTTTCATCGGTCTGGCTTCGTGTGCAGCCCCTTATCAGCGTCATTGCGGATTTGCTGATTATCTCAGCGACAGCCGGTGCAAGTAGGTGATGCATGGTTGAGCTGACGAACATCATCAGTCTGGGCCGCGATCATACCTTGCGCGATATCGCTGCAATGATGAGAGACATGGCCGACAAACTTGAGCGGGGCGAGGAAACGGCAAATCAAGTTGTCGTCATGATCCCGCGAGAAACTGCGGTCGATGTGTTTTTGTGGGGCGATCATCTCAACCAGTACGAAGTCATCGGCGTCCTTGAGACAGCAAAATCGATGTTTGTGAATTGCGAGGTCGAGCGGACATGAGCGAGATCATCGAAAAAGCCCCTCTCCCGACAATTGACCGCGACGAACAGGGTCGCAAGATTTATCGTCCAGGCGGTCGGGTTCTGGCGGAATATATCGCTGACCGGTCCCACGTTTCTGTTGTTCGCGGCTCGATTGGTTCCGGCACATCGTCGGCGTCTATCATGAAGATGCTGGCCATTTCGATGGAGCAGCGGGTTAATCCAGATACAGGATTGCGCCACACCAGATGGTGCGTTGTGCGCAACACCTTCCCTGATCTGAAAAACACAACTGTGAAAACGTGGCTCGATTGGCTGCCCGAAGAACAGTATGGCCGCTTTTATTGGGATCGTCCGTTTCGGCATTTGGTCCGTGTCGGTGACATGGACATGGAAATCTACTTCATCGCGCTCGATAGCCCTGATGATGTCCGCAAGATGCGCTCGTTTGAAGTGACCGGCTTCTGGTTCAACGAGCTTGAGTTTATCGACAAGGATATCGTTGACGAAGCGGAATCGCGAACTGGTCGCTATCCGGCGGTGAAGGATGGCGGCGCTACATGGGACGGCGTGATTGCTGACATGAACGCGCCGCGTGAGGATCACTGGATACCGCTCATGATGGGCGAAGTCCCGCTTCCCGATAACTGGACCGAAGAAGAACGGCTTTCATATCGCAAGCCTGATAATTGGGGCTATTTCGTTCAGCCTCCGGCAATGCTGGAAGAACGTGACGGGTCCGGTACGCTGACCGGTTACAAGATGAACCCGCTCGCTGAAAATATCCGCTGGCTGAAGCCGGGATATTACGAGGAAAAGATCAAGGGCAAGTCGAAACAGTGGATCGACAGCCGTGTGCTGAACAAGATCACTGTGTTTGTCGATGGCAAACCGGTCTGGCAACAGTTCAGCGAAGAAACGCATGTATCGAAAACGCCGCTCGATCCTATTCCGGGCTGGCCGGTTTATGTCGGTCTCGATTTTGGGCGCAATCCAGCGATGGTTGCGGGGCAGTTGGTCAATGGCCGCTGGCGGATATTTGCAGAGCTGACTGCGCGCGATGCTGGCGCGTCTTTGTTTGCACCACAGGTTTCCCGGCTTCTGACGCAACGGCTCGGTGAGTGGTCGCCGGTTCGAGGGTCAAACCGATCAACATCGACGGACGGTTTTCAGGTCGAGATATATGGCGATCCGAAAGGAGCAGACGGAACGCAGGCCGACGAGCACACGGCATATGACATTTTCCGCAGTGAGGGCATGCCGGTCGAACCGGCGCCGGTAAAGAACAACCACATCCAGACCCGTATCAACGCCGTCGAACATGCGATGATTACGATGGTCAATGGTTCGCCGCGTTTTGTGGTTTGCGGCACGAATTGCCGGACGCTGAAAGTTGCCTGTGCCGGTGGTTATCACTTCGCCCGTCTCAAAGGCACGGCTAACCATAAGGACACCCCGGAAAAGGATCGTTATTCCGACATCGCGGATGCGCTGCAATACATGATGCTCGGTGCAGGTGAAGGTCGGGCGGCTGTTGGTCGAGAACATCGCGGTTCTGGCCAGCCGGTTTCAACTGATATGCGAAAGAAAACGAGGCGGCGCGGTGGTTTCTGATGACGGATTTAATCTTGCTGAGTGTGAACCGGCTGAATGGTTCGTGGTTTTTCACCGGGAATCGGTACGGCCTTGGGTCCGGTTCCTCGCATGGGGGCGATATCGCCATGTTTCGGCGTTTGGCCGCGTTCCATGGTCGGGCGATTGGGTATTTTATGATTTTCTTACCGCGAGAACCCGCGTTTTGACGGTACCAGATGAAAAATCTAATCTTTTTCTCGCCCATTATTCGAAACTTGGCAAAATCGTGCGGATGCCTGCGCCTGATCCTGATGATGTCGGTGTTAAGCTGAAACTTGGATTGTGGTGTGTGACTGCGGTCGCTCATCTGCTCGGATTGCGCACCTGTGCTTTGCGCCCTGATACCCTTCTTCGCCATTGTCTCGCTAACGGTGGAACAATCGTAGTGGATGATTTCGATGAAACCCAAAGAAGACCCGGCACTGAAAGCTCAGGAAGAACAATCGCGACTTGAGCAGGTTGAAGCCATTCAACAGGACGTAACTCGCCGGACCAATGACTCGATGCGCCGTTATGGCAATCGTAGTGCGTCCGCCCCGATCATGCGTTGATCGACATGGCGAAAAAGCCCACAAAGGATGAAAACCAGAAGGCGCTCAAAGACCTTGAGCGTGATGGTTTATCACGACTTCAAAGCGCTCGCGGTCAGAAAGATTTGGTCGAGAAGGATTTGCAGGAATCCTATTTCTTCACTCGGCCCCGCCTATCTCGTCAGGTTTCGTCACGTTCTGCCCCGGCTCGTAAAGTCGAGGATGTTGACGATCTGGCGACTGGTATCGGTCCAGAAGTCAGCGAAGATTTTGCGACAGAAGTGATTTCAGCATTTTTCCCGCAGAATGTTCCGTGGGCGCAGAGTAGTGCCGATACTGCAGTTCTTGAAGGGCTTGAGGAAGGATCGGCAGAGATGGCCGATCTCAAAGATGAACTTCCACTGTATGACGCCAAGATTTTCGCGGCAATCAATGCCTCTAATTTCAATGCAGAATTAGCAACCTCGCTTGATCCAGATGCTTCTCTTGGAACCGTTGCTTGGTGGGTCGATGCTCCCGGTGCCGGTCGACCTTATGAGGTCGAGCACGTTCCGACACGAGAACTGGAATTTAACGTTGGCCCGAAAGGTGAGATCGATGATCGCTTTCGTGTGCGCCATGTTGAAGCCGGGAAAATCCGGGCTGTTCTTCCAACCACAAAATTGCCACCTGATGTCGAACGCAAGATTACACAGGCATCAAAAACAAAGATCGAGGTTGTCTGGGGCTTTTGGCGCGATTGGTCAAAGCAACACGACGATGATTTTATCCATGTGGTCCTCGTCGATAAGAAGATCGTTCACAGCACCACCTTACACGGTCTTGGTTCTGTGCCATTGATCATCGGTCGTATTTCTCCTGACAAACTGCATGCATGGGGCAATGGTCCCGCAATCAAATCATTGCAGGAGTTCCGTGTCCTCGATGTCATCACGGCGGCGACACAAGATCACGTCGATTTGGCTTTGATGCCGCCATTCGCTTATCCCGACGATGGGATCATGAATTTTGAGGGCGGCTTAGAATCCGGCAAAGGCTATCCAAAGCGTCCCGGTGCGCGCGGTGAGATTGAGCGGCTGTATTTTGGTGGTGATGCTGATCTCGGTTTCTACACCGTGGCCGATCTGGAAAAGAAAGTCCGCCGCAAGTTCTTTGCGGATTATCCCGAACAGCGCGGAGATACGCCACCATCTGCAACACAGTGGATGGATGAAATGGTGCGCTCGCAACGCCGTATAGGGACTCCGGGTCTAAAGTTCTGGCGCGAGGGTCCGTATGAGATTTTTCGCCGCTTCGAATATCTGCTGACTGCCGATGGCAAACTTGCCCCGCTTGAAATCAACGGCAACAAGATCACGATCACGCCGAACAACCCGGCGACACAGGCACAAGACGCGCAAAAGCTTCAAACCGCTGGCAATTTGCTCAATGCCATCAAGGGATATTTCCCGATGACTTCACAAGCTGCCATCGACGAGATGACAACCATCCAGAACATGAAGCGCCTAAGCAAAGATGATGTCATCGCCATGCGCGATCCTGCTGAAGCGGCGCAGTTGGTGCAACAGATTTTGACACAGGCCTCCGGTGCCGGTGGTGAAGGTGGCGACAATGGCGCGGCGTAGTCTCACCGAAGAAGATGTTTTGCAATCCGTTCAATGGATTTTCAAACAGCGAGAATCCCGCGCATTCCTCGAATTTCTGCAATCGACGCTCGAAGAAGTCGGCCCGCCTGAGACCTGTGCTTTGCACGCTCATAACGGTCGCCGCACATTCGCGTCAGATTTAATCACAGCAGGAATGAAGGGATTGGGTAGCGATGGACCTGAAACTGACAATGAACGAAGAAGCGGCAACAAAACAGTTCCAGTCAAGCGCACGAGCAGGCGGCACGGCCCGGCTGGCCGGTAGTGCTGCATGGGGCGCGACTATGCCCGGTCCTAAGCCATTTTTTGCACCTGAAGGTGATGCGCCAGCGGCACCTGCCGCTCCAGCTCCTGCCGCAGCACCATCTGGTGAAGCTCCGGCCGCGGAACCCGCTGTGCCTGCTGCTCCAAGTGGTGAGCCTGAAAGGCCGGTTCGTCCCGACTATCTGCCTGAATCTCTTTGGGATGAAGCGACAGGGTTCAAAGCTCAGGATTACAACGATCTTGTTGCATTCAAAGCTGATCGCGATGCCGCACTCGCACAAGTGCCGGACAGCGCTGACAAGTACGAAGCCAAGCTCCCGGCAACATTCGAACTTCCTGAAGGCGTGAAAGAAGGCGAATTTGCTCTCGACACCAACGACCCCCGAATTTCTTTGCTGCGTGAAGTCGCCCATTCAAAACAGTGGTCACAAGCTGATTTTGAACAGGTACTCGCAATGGGTATCGAGATGGACATCGCTCAGGGCAAGGAAATGGCGGAAGCCGCCGCCGGTGAGCGTGACAAACTTGGTTCCCGTGCAAAAGACCGCGTTACCGCAGTCACAACCTTTTTGGATGCCAAGATTGGCTCCGAACTCGCCGGATCACTTCGCGGCATGATGTTCACGGCCAAACAGGTTGAAGCTTTCGAGGCAATTCAACGCCTTGTTCGAGGAGACGTGCCGGGCAATCCCGGCGCTGGCCGCGATGCCAAGCCCGCAGAACTTTCTGAAGAAGAATATCAGAAACTTTCGACAACCGAACGGATCAATTACGCACGCGGAATAATGCCCCGTACGCGCTGACCGATTGCTGAGGAAATACACCAATGACAGCCATTACCCTTCCGGAATATGCAAAGGGTCTCGAAAAGAGCAGCATCGAGCGTCCGCTCATCGAGACCTTTGCCGAACACTCTGACATTCTCCAAGCGCTACCGTTTTCCGGTTTTTCCGGAGGTTCGTATGAGGGCTATCGCGAAACCGACATCGGTACAGCGCAGTTCCGTGCGATTAACGAAGGCGCAAGCGAATCTCAGGGCAAGATCGCACCATTTCAGGAAACCAGCTTTCCTATCGACACCATTCTGAAGGTCGATAAGGCGATCATCCGCCGCCATGGTCCTGAACGCCGTGCGCGTGAAGAATCCATGCAGATGAAGCGCCAGTCGACATTGTTCACTGACACCTTCATCAATGGTGACAACAAGTCGAACCCGAAGGAATTCAACGGGATCAAGGCACGCGCAACCGTTGCCAATGGTCGCCGTATTCGTAATTCCACGACTTCGGGTGGTGCCGCTCTTTCGCTTGCTGCTCTTGATGAAGCAATCGACAACACCGCAAATGCCACGCACATCATCATGAACCGCGCTCTGAAGCGCCGGTTTATCGGTGCGATGCGTGACACCACGCTTGGCGGCTTCATCGCTCAGTCTCGCGACAGCATGGGCCATCCAGTAACCAGCTACAACGATCTGCCGATCCTGACTGGTTATCCAAAGGATCGTCACAGTGAAATTCTGCCATTCAACGAAGTTGGTGCTGGTGGCGGCGCTGCTCAGACTTCCTCGATCTTCATCGTTTCCTTCACCGAAGAAGGTCTTCACGGCATTCAGTTGATGGATATCGCGGCGGAAGATCTCGGACTGCTGAACCCAGACAACGTGTTCTACGGCACGAACGTTTCGTGGGATGTCGGCATTGTCGATGACAGCGACTTCTGCCTGACGGCACTGGACTCGATTACTAACGCGGCCATCGTCAAGTAAGGCGGACCGACTTTTGTGAACATGGCCGGGCAGCAATCCGGCCAACACTGACAGGAGATGGCTATGGGCCAGCGGATTTATAATCAGGACCTTGAACTAATTTTCAAGGATGCAGGCGCAGTAACCGCAGACGGTGCTGCAACTGTTGGCGGATCGGCAAAGATCATCAAGACTGGAGCCGGTCGTTTCGAAGCTGTGATGCTGATCGACGTATCCGCAATCACAGTCGGCGCTGACAATGCATACAATATCGTCATTCAGGGCAGCAACACTGCTGACTTCTCTGGTGCCAAACAGAACCTTGCAGTTCTTGACCTTGGCAATACGGCGGTTCGTGCAGGCGGCGCAATCACATCGACGATTGGTCGCTATGAAGTCCCATTCACTACAGAAGTGAACGATGTCGTTTACGATTACGTCCGTGTCTTCACAGACGTGACCGGCACGACGCCATCCGTCAACTTCAAGGCGTGGGCTTCCACTAAGTATTAACAGAGGGGCGCTTCGAGCGCCCTTTCTCTGAGGAGATACGAGAATGCCAGAAATCAGAACCATCTATTTCAAAGGCGACGGCAAAGCTTACACGTTGGCTGCTATCGATGCCAATCGCGCACTTCGCGATCACGGCGACGAATGGAGCGATCAGCCTTGGGCCAAGGCATCAAAGCAAAAAACTGACGACGACGCTGCTGCCAAGGCGAAAGCGGAAGCCGACGCTAAAGCCAAATTAGAAGCCGAAGCCAAGGCAAAAGCTGAGGCTGAAGCTAAGGAAGAAGCTGAGGCTCGCGCTAAAGCGGATGCTGAATTAAAGGCCAAAACAGAACAGACCAAGAGCTGACGCAACGCGGCTTTTTACCATCGCGGCACGCGTTGCACAGAGGGACCGGGGGTTAATCGCCTCCGGTCTTTTTGCGTCTGGCCCTGTGCTTTGCTGGTCTTCGTTTCCTCCGCCAAATTCGGTGCATGGATAAGTTAACCGTGCTCCAGAATGCGCTCATTAATACCGGCAATAACCGCGTGAATACACTTTACGAGGGGTCGGATGAGTATGTTGTCGCTGATACCGCATTTGATGCCTCCATCAAATTGCTGTCGTCAATGCACACATGGCCGTTTGCAACCACAGTTGAAAAGCTTGTGCGCGCCCCGGATGAGGAAAATAAATCCCGAAATTTCCCAGAGAATGCCTTCCGTATCCCCGCACCGCCACAGGTTTTGCACGTCAAAGAAATCTACTATCAGAATGCTTTGCTCGTCGATTACGAAATCATGGGCTTCATTTTAAGCTGCCGGTATTCGGACGACATCTATGCCAAAGTTGTTCGTGAAGCTCCCGGTGCAATCTGGCACCCAATGGCTGAACAAATCCTGACCTTGCGTGTCGAAGCCGGTATTCTTCGCGGTCTTAACGAGGATTTCAAAGAGGCTGACAATCGCGAAGATCGTGCTGACAATTGGCTCATGATGGCGCGCCCTCACCTCGATCAGCAAAACCCAGCCCGTAACATGTATCGTTCAAAGGTGGCCGCAGCCCGGCGCACGAGGCGCGTATGAGCATCTCAAAACAGATTATTCGTCAACGCGATTGGTCGGCTGGGGAAATAGACCCAGATGGAGAGCGCCGGGACGATACGGACGTATTTAAGTATGGCGAACGCAAGTCGCTCAATATGCAGTCTCTTAGGACAGGTGCAATCGAGAACCGTTATGGCCGCCGCTATCTGTATCAGGATGAAGGCGTTCGTGATGATTTTCGGTTACTGCCTAGTGTCCGTCATTCCGTCACTTTTGCACATCAGCGCGCCACTGTCCGCAGCGAATCCGGTGCAGTAGTTGCAACGCTAACGGCGCCGTGGACTTCCGCTATTCTTGAAGATCTGGTGTGGACATCGAATGATAATATCATTCTTGTCACTGGTCCCGGCATGCGCCCCCAGATAATTGAGATCAATAAAAACACGTCGGCATGGTCAATTCGGAATTTTGATTTCCGAGTTGGAATAGATAGCTTGGTACATACGCCATTCTATAGGTTTTCCGATTATGGTGTGACGATGCTGCCAAGTGGAACGACCGGAAACATAACCGTTACTTTCTCAGCATCTGTTATAACATCATCTCATGTCGGATCGGTGTTTCGTTACGCTGGCAAGCAAGTGCGCATTACCTCTGTCACTTCTTCGACGACAGCAAACGCCACATGTCTTCAGGCCTTGAACCCGACGCTTCGATTGCCTTTATCTGAATCTGCAGTCACATTTGAAATTGGCCAGATTGTTCAGACGACGGTTTCCGGGATTGAAGGAGAAGTTGTTGCTCGTGATCTGGGTGCAAATACGGTCACCATCGTTATTCTGAACAGGTTTCGCAATATCGATTCCGAGGATCGTCTTGTAGGGCCGAGTAGCGACGCAAAAATTGAGGGAGCGGGTCTGGCGATCGTAGCATCCGCAGCAACTACACAGTGGGATGAACAGTTTATGTCGCCCGCTCGTGGATGGCCGCAATCTGTTTCAAAAGATGGTCAGCGCGTTATATTCAGCAATTTCCCACAGTTAAAACAGGCCATAGTTTGGTCAGCAATATCAGATCCATTTGACCTTCAAGTTAACGCAGACGCGACAGGCGCAATCTTCGAATTGATCGATGCGGATTGTCAGGTATTTCATGTTGTTGGCGGTTACGACGAATTTGCGATCACTGACATCGGGGTTTTTTACATTCCGATTTCATCAGAAAATCCGTTGACGCCGGGGTCCGTAGAATTTCGCCGCCTGTATTCGGGCGAAGTTGCAAATGTGAAGCCTGTCGAAGTGACAGAGGGCGTTCTCTTTGTAGATGAATCCCTAACTGGTATCTATGCCATCACCGCAACTGGACAGACTGCACGCCCGTATGTGGCAACTGAAATCTCTCAATTTCATCGCCACCTTTTCAATGACGTAAGAAGCCTGACCAGCAATTACGGTACTCCTAAAAATGCAGCACGACAGATCTTCGTGGTGAATGCGGATGGCTCAGTTGTTGTTGGTCAATACTCCAGTGACAGGGAATTTGTTGGCTGGCGTCTCTGGGGTGGCACAGGCATCGTAAATTCCGTTTCTGCTCGATTTGGAGACGTAATTTTCTCCACTCGGTATAACACCATAGGCACGCCGTTGTTTGTTGCCGAACGGATTGATGTTGATCGCGAGCTAGATTGCAGTGTCATTTACGGTGGCTCAGGCACATTACCTTTTCCCGTAGGTGAGACTGTGCAGGTTATGGCTGACGGCTTTTTTCTTGGTAATTTTGTAGTTGGTCCCGGTAATACTGTGGATGTGTCTGGGTATACGCAGATTATCGTTGGCAAGGAATTTGATTGGTATTTCCAACCTAATCTGGCGGACTTCGAAGGCGGAGAAGCTTTCGGGCAGCGCCAGCGCCGCCGCAAGATCGGTAAGGTCAATTTGAAGGTGCGCGACTGTCAGGAATTTAAGGTCGGAAACAAGGTGCTTTGCACGTGGCTTGGCGGTGAGGATACATCTCAGCCTATGCCGAAACGCACGGGCGTTTTCACTTATCGCGAGATCGGGCGCTCTCATGACCCCGAATATACGATCAGCAAAACAATACCCGGTCGTTTCAAGATGTTGGAACTCACGACAGAGGTTACGATCTGATGGCCGATCCTGCTTCACTGCTCACCGGTGGGTCGTTGCTCCTTTCTGGCGTTGGCGGCGCAATTGGTTACGGCCAACAAGCGCAACAGGCAAAGAACGCAGCAACGACGGGCCGCATTCAAGCTAATCAGATCGATGCTGGCTATCGCGATGAGCTGAACTCAACCATCAACAATATCCGTGCAATTCGTGCCGGAACTGGTGTGGCGGCTGATAGTCCTACAGGGCAGGCTATAGAAGCAGAAAACAGGCGCGTCAGCGATCAGAACCGCACGCGCGATGTTGCAAGCCGACGAATACAGGCTGACCAAAGCGAGCGGGATGCAAAGACGTTCCGCAACTCTGCAATCACGTCATTGCTGGGCGGCACAGCTAAATCACTTCCTCATTTCTTCGGAATGTAATCATGGCCAGACTTCCACAGGTATCAAACCGCACTGCGATTTTCCAAGGCCCGCAGTCGGCTGTATCCGGCGCGGCGGCTGCAAACCCGTACATGCAGATTGCCGATGCAATGGGTACCATTGGCACGAAGCTGGAAGAACAGGCTGTTATCAAAGCTGATCAGGAAGGTGCCGACGCTGTTTATCGTGATGGCGATGGTAACCTTCAGGTGGATCAGCGTTCGAACTGGTCAAAATCCGGACAGGCGTATAATCGCGCCGCGCAACAGGCATATACAGCGCGGATAGCTGGCGATGTGCGCAAGCAGGGGCAGGAACTGTTCAATTCAGCGCAAGGTGATGTTGGAGCATTCGAATCCTCTTGGAAGGGATTCGGCAATCAGCTTCTCGCGAACACTCCAAAGGAATATCGCGGCCCTCTCAAGACTATGTTGGAGGCTGAAGGCTCGCGTCTCGGACTCGGTGTTTCGGAGCAGAAACGAAAGCGTGATCTCACAGTTTTTGAGAACGACATCAAAACTGAAATCCAGTTTCTTGATAATGACATGGCTGCACTTGCTCGCTCTGGCGGTACAGGCACATCGGCATATCTGGAAAAGCAGAGCCAGTTAAAATCTCTTTACGGCGAACTCTCTGCGAATCCAGAGTTTACAGTTTCGGACAAACAGGCCGAAATGGAATTGCAACGTGTCGAATCTCGTCACATGAGCGAGGCTGTCATTGGTCAGATTGATAAGACCCTGACAACGCGCGGCGTTAAGGCAGCGCAGCAAGACGCTGAACGTATTCTGACGGACGAAAAGTTGCACCTCTCTCCAGCCGAACGCCGTCAATATGCAGGCCTTGCTGAACAGCGCATTACTGGTTTCGTAGCTGAACAGAAAGTAGCCCTAAAGCCAATTCAGGATCAGGCATCGAAGTTCAAGAAACTGTTTGATGAGGGCGTAGGTCTCGACAACCCCGATGTTGACGCCACTATCGCCACCCTTGCAAAAGGCGGCGACATGGCTGGTGCGCTCGACCTTATCAATTCGCGACGTGCGGCCCAGACAATCCAGCAGTTTAATCTCTCCAGCCCTGATGCTCGTGTCGGCGCACTGGAGCGCGGTCGCGCTGCTGCAAACGGGATTAACCTTACAAGTGGCAGCTTAATTGACCGGGTCATCGGCACTGAAAGCTCTTGGGACCCTAACGCTGTTTCTGAAAAAGGCGCAGCCGGTTTAATGCAAGTTATGCCAAAGACAGGGGTTGAAATTGCTGGTGAGCTCGGTGACGCAAATTATCCTGTAGATGGTACCGAAGCCGAACAGCAGGCGTATTTGAAGCGAACTGATGTAAGCAAACGTTACGGCACCCACTATCTAAACAAGCAGCTTGCCCGTTATAACGGCGATGAAGAAGCTGCATTGATCGCTTATAATGGCGGTTCAACACGAGCAGATGCATGGCTTGCTGCTGGTCGCGACGACAGTGTGATCCCGCGCGAATCCGCTAACTATTACAAAAAAGTGCTCAGTCAGTCTGGGAATTTCCAGTCAACGGGCCGCACTTTCGGACAATCTGGGCCATCAGAAGCGCGCGCATTTCTTCTTTCTCGCAGCAACAAGGACGCCAGTCATATCGACGGCATGGATGCAGGATTTGGAAATAAGCTTGCGGCGCTGATCCAAGCCGCTCCTCCCGGCATTGCTGAGAAACTTGGTATCTATTCCGGAGCTCGCTCAGTGGAGCGTCAAACGGAATTGTGGGATGCGGCACTAAAGAAATATGGCTCAGTAGCCGAAGCCCGGAAGTGGGTTGCTCCTCCTCCGGGCGTAGCTGATTCAAAGGGGTCGAACCACAATCACGGTACAGCCGCCGACCTTTCGTATAATGGTCAAAGCCTGAAGAACGCCCCGCCTGAAGTTGTTGACTGGCTGCATTCACATGCGAAAGACTTTGGCTTGAAATTCCCCCTTTCCAATGAGAATTGGCACATCGAGGATGACAGCACACGCGGCGGCACAGCTTCGGCGGCTGGTGCTCGTGCGACAATGGATCCTGAAGTCATCAAGGCTTATCGTTCGGGCGTAACAGCAGACGCAAAAAGTCTCTGGGGCGATATGAAAAGTGGGATAGCGAAAGGCATCCCACCGGCAGCGAATGAAATGTCTTTGCTCACACGCCAGCTGTCCGTGATCGATGACCCGCAGTTTCGCCGTGAAGTTTCGAACTATCTCAGCAGCGAGGATGCAGCATCGATGTTCGCTACTATGCCGCCACAACAAGCAACAGCTTTGCTCGATGAGTTGAAAGTTGATGCTGGTGACGGCGCCACGATTGCACAACAACAGATCATGGAAACCGCTGAACGAACGGCAAAACGTGTTGCCGAAGCCATGCAGAACGATCCGATTGGTTATGGCGCTCAACGTCAGTGGACCCCATCAGTACCATCTATCGATCTTGCTGCCGGTCCTGATGCCGTTGGCTCCGCATTCGCAGCCCGTCAGAACTCTATCAACCTTCTGGAAGCGCGCGGAATGATCCAGCCCGGAGCTTCCGCGTTACGCCCACAAGATAAGGCAGTGCTGAGCCAGATTATGACGCAAGGCACGCCGGGAGAACAGGCGCAGTTATTCGGTGCGATGTCGAAAAACCTCGACCCCAAAACTTACATGGCAACGATGGGTGCACTTGCTGGTGATGCGAACTCTCGCACGGCTGCCAGCGCGGGCGCTCTTTATCAGTACAATCCACAAGTCGCTGAAGGCGTGCTTCGTGGTCAGGCATTGCTGAAGGAGAACCCAAACTTTGCTCCTAAAAAGACAGACGACAATCAGACATCGATTGACGAAATTCTTCCGCCTCAAGCGTTCGGAGCTGGCTTGGAAGGTTCCCGGCAGATGCTTTTGGATTCCGCGCGCGCACGATACGCAGACCTGAGCAATACTGTCGGTGACACGTCAGGCGAGTTCAATCAGGAACGCATGACACAATCGATCAACGAAGTGACGGGCGGGATGATCGATTTCAACGGTCAAAACATTATCGCTCCCAAGTACGGCATGTCACAGGGTGATTTCGACACCCTGATAACCAACATGACTGATGAGCAGCTAACCGGAGCCATCACATCCACAGGACAGCCTGTAACGGCGAGAGAATTCCGTCGAGGCGCTCGATTGCGTGCAGTTGGAGAAGGTCGATACGGAATCGAATTTGGGCTGGAGAGTGCACCGATGTTTGCAGTCAGCAGTTCAGGCGGCCCTTTCATTCTTGATCTGCGAGGTGACCAATAATGGTGATGCTCGTTGATCCTAAACAGGAACGTACTGCGTTGCAGTTCATGCAACAAAATCCCGTCCAAGGTTTTGACCCCGGCTTCATTGAGCGGTTTAAGTCTGACTATTCGTCGATGATGGATTATTCGAACGTGAACGCGCGTGAAATTCACCGTGCGGACGTTCAGAGCGAGTTTATTCGCCAATTCTATCAGGAAAGTGGGATCGGCGTTCGTAATTGGATGACAGGTCCGGGATTGAAAGCACGCCCTGACTTTGAAGCGAATGCGCGCGGTCAGTTCGATGCATGGAAAAAAGAGAACCCAGAAAGCAACCTGGCATTTCCTGACGAGGCTTTCATCGAGCAGGAAACTTTAAAGCGCGCAGGGGATTCCCGTAAGCAATCTGTCAAATTGCAGGGCCTTTCGACTGGTTGGGGTTCAGCGATTGGTGGCTTTGCCGGTACCGCTGTCGGTGCTATGCGCGATCCGATCAATGCCATTTCCTTGGCGTTCGGTGCAGGTGCAGCATCTGGCATTCTTCGCACAGCAATGATTGAGGGGGCTATCGGGATTGGTTCTGAAACAGCCATTCAAGGGCTGAACTATGGCTTCAAGCAGGAGGTGGACCCGAACTTCGGCTTTCGCGATGCGCTCTATGAAATCGGCGCAGCTGGTGCTGGTGGCGCAGCAATTGGCAGCGGTATCAAGGGGCTTGCAGCGGCATGGCATCGCGCGAAAGTCGGTGAATGGCCACGTCACACCGCTGATGTTGGTAATGTAGTGACACGTGAAGCATCTGTCCCTGCCTCTCGGCTAGATAAGTCAGCTCAGGGCGCGGCTGTTTATCGTGCGGGTGTTGAAAAAGCAGCGGATGATCTATTTCGTGGGAATCCTGTTGAGATACCGCAAGAAGCATTTTTGCAGGCCAACGCGCGCCCCGGTCGTATCTATGATGCTGATGGGCGCTCTGTTGGTGTTCAATATGAAGTTATTGAAGCCGATGACCTGATCACATCGAACCTCGATGACATGTCTATCAATCCAGCATTCCCCGCGGAACTTCAGCCAAGGGACCGCACCCGTGCCATTTCTCAGGATCAGATCAATTCGATTGCTGCAAATCTACAGCCTGAGCGCCTCGGCCCTTCTGCTGATGCCGCGAATGGTGCGCCGGTTGTTGGTCCCGAAGGTTTCGTCGAATCCGGCAATGGCCGCGTCATGGCAATGCGCCGTGCGTATCTTGAAAATAGTCCAGCCTCGGAATCCTATCGCAATTTCTTGCGCTCGCAGAATTTCGACATCGAAGGTTTCAACAAGCCGGTTTTGATTGCCCGTCGTATTACTGACCTCGACCCAGAAGCCCGAATTGGCTTTGTCACAGCCGCGAACCGCTCAACAGCTATGCGGCTTGGTGCAGCTGAACAGGCTTTATCAGATGCCAGAATGATCGATGACGCAGTGTTATCGAAGTTGCGAGATGCTGGTGACGTAGACACGATCAGTAACCGTGATTTCGTTCGCGGCTTCATGCAAAAACTACCGCGCGCTGAACAGGGCGAACTGGTCGATGCATCTGGCGCGTTGTCACAGACAGGCGAGCGCCGCATTATGGCTGCACTCATGGGCCGTGCTTATGGAGAGCCTTCATTGCTTGGTCGCGCACTCGAAGACGCTGACAGTAATATCAAGTCGCTCGCCGGTTCGCTTGGTGACAGCGCGGGTTCATGGTCGATCATGCGTGATGCTGTTGCTCGGGGTGATATTCCTCGTGGTATGGACATCACTGACGATCTCATGAACGCCGTCAGTCTGGTAATGCGTGCGCGTGATGAAGGCCGTCCGGTTGCTGATCTTATCAACCAAGCTGAAATGTTCGGCGGTCCAAACGAGATTGCGAAGATCCTTGCCCGCGCAATGTTTGGCGACGAGAACATGAAGCGCGCTATCAGCCGGAAGCGTTTGACCGCCTTCTTGCGTGACTATGCAGACGAAGCACTGAAGAATGATTCCGGTGCGCGCCTATTTGGTGAACCGCTTCAATCGTCTGACGTTCTCCGCAACTCTCTTTCTAAGGCTGATCGTGAAGACTTGATCGCTGTTGCCAATGATCGGTTGACGCCTGAACACATGGAAGCGATGGCAAAGGCAAACGACACGTCTGATGCAGTTCTCCGTGAAGCAATTCGCATTGGTGAAGAAATGCCAGATATCAAAGTCGATCTTGGCGATGGTGCTGGTGAACGGTCAATCTCTGAAATCATGGCCGAAGCCGACGCGGAGATAAAAGCCGCTTCCGATATTGAAGCCTGTACCCTTGGCAATAATGATCACTTCCGCACGCGCACGACTGGAGCCGTTTAATGTCGATTGCAAACTGTCTTACGAAACTCGTCGGCGCTGGCAGGATCACACAGAAGGCTGCCGACGACGCGCTTGCGCTGCATGAAGGCATTCAGGGCCGTCTCTATCCTGAGATGGGACCGGCAACAGCTGATGCAGGCGCTGCGCTTGAAGCTGCGCGTGTCATGGCTGAAGCTGCACGAGACCGAAAGCTTGAAGCCGCACAACAGGCAATCCGTCAGGCTGAGATTTTCGGTCGAATGCAGAAACACCCACGCGGCCAGACGGTCGGCCTGATGAGCGCTATGGTGCGCGACAATTGGGAGGGTGGTCGAGCAACTGGCAATGCGCTCAATGTCGATAGCCATTCTGAAGCGGTATCGAAGCGCCTTTTCGGAATCGTTGATGGTGCACTCGACAAATACAAATCGACAATGATCGGCTTACGCCAAGATACGGAATCCATCTGGAATGTTGTTGACGAGTTGTTCGGACGAGATACCGGAGATCAGGCGGCAAAAGGTGCAGCAAAAGCATTTCAGGACGCAACCGCTTATGCAGTTGATCGTGTAAAGCGCGGCGGCAAGCGGCTCGCCACCCTCGACGACTGGCGCTTACCCCAGTTCTGGGACGCTGCACGGACGAAAGGCGTCACGGAGCGTGAATTCCTTGACGATCTCATGCAGGAAGTCAACGCAGGCACAATGCGCGTCATGGATAAAGAGGGACAAGGCGAAGCGCCGGTCACAATGATCCCCGGCATCATCCAGAACGCTTACAAGGATATTACCCTCGGTCGCGGTGTTGGCTCTGCTGGTCCAAGCGGGTTCTCTAATCAGCTTCGTGTTTTCCGGTTCGACAACCCAGACGCCTATAAACGGTTGATGAAGAAGTACGGTATCGGTGATGGCGGTCTTTACAACACTCTTACCGGCCATTTGTCCGGCATGGGTAAGGAAATCGCCTTCGTCGAGGTGATGGGGCCGAAGTACGAGCAGAATTTCAACGCTCTATTGGAAAAGGCTCGTCGCTCTGACGCTGAAAACCTTTCAAAAGGCCAGAAGATTAAGAACGTACTTTCGATGAACAGTCCGGCAGCGGCGCAGCGGACGTTCGATGCTTTGTCTGGCAAACTCGGCGTTCCACAGAATGAACTGCTCGCCGGTATTGGTGGCGGACTCCGTAATATCCAAACAGCATCCCGGCTTGGCTCAGCAGCAATAGCAGCCCTGCCCGGTGACAGTTTCACCATGGCATTTGCCGCCAATCACAATGGAATCCCCGCAACTGCAATTCTTGGCCGTTTGATAAAAGACCTCGCAAATGATGAGCAGGCCGAAGCTATTGCACGTCAGGTCAATCTGACGGCCAACGCTGTTATGGATAACGCTCTTGGTTCGAAGCGCTTTGCTGATGAAGTTGTAGGTCAGGGCATCACAGCACGCGTGGCCGACACGATTATGCGCGCCAGCGGCCTCAACACATGGACTGAGGGCCTGAAGCGGGCCTTCTCTATGGAGTTTATGGGCGCAATTGCTCGAAATTCCGACAAGAAGTTTGAAGCGCTTGATCCTGTGTTTCGTGGGTTCTTTGAGCGATATGGCTTCAATGCAGGGGAATGGGACAAACTGCGCGCAACCCCTCACCTCGAAGCGGATGGCGCAAGGTTCTTTGATGTGAACGGTGTCGAGGATCAGCGGCTTGCAGATAGGCTGATGTCGGCAATCATCGACGAGCGACACATGGCAGTTCTGGAGCCTGACGCGCGTATTCGCGGTGCGATGTCCGGCGGGTTGCAACGCGGCACCGTTCTGGGTGAAGCGGTTCGGTCTGCTACTCAGTTCAAAAGTTTCCCGATGACATACATGATGACGCACATGATGCGCGGCTTCTCACAGGACGGTAACTGGTCAAAGGCCGCTTATACCGCAAAGCTGTTGGCGACAATGACAATCGCGGGTGCTGTCACGGTTCAGATGCAGGCGCTAATTGCCGGTAAGAACCCGAACGATATGAGCCGTCCGCAGTTCTGGACGGAATCCTTTATCCGGGGCGGCGGTGGCGGGATGATGGGCGACTTCGTGAATTCGTCGGTATCACGCGGTGGTCAGGGCGTCACAGAATTTCTGATGGGACCGGGGCCAGGCGCAGTTGTGTCTACAGCCGACTTCCTGAAGAACGGGTTCACTGGCAAGTCACTAGCCCAATACATGAAGGGTTGGACTCCGGGTTCATCGCTTTGGTACACGAAGCTTGCTACGGATCGGCTGGTATTTGATCAGGTTCAGGCGCTGATTGATCCAGATTATCGCAAATCTTTCAGCCGTTATGAAAAGCGGATGAAGAAAGATTTCGATCAAACGTTCTGGTGGTCGCCGGGGCAGACTGCACCTCGTCAGGCACCCGCTTTCCAACGATAACCTGTGCTTTGCTGGAAATCTCGTGTCCGTGAATATTCGCGGGCATGGTTACGATCACGCCCTCACTTCGCGAGACGACTTATGCGCCCGTCTCACCGACAACTGATTTCCCGGTTGGCTTTCCGATCTTCGGTCGGAACATCGGGGAATTTCCAGCGACCGACCTTGAAGTTGTTGTAAACGATGTCGTGCGAACGGATTTTTCCGTCATCGCGACGTTCAGCGAAGGTGTATCGACAAACGCTGTCGTTCGAATGGCAACTGGCGTCACAGGATCGATGATCATTCGCGGTAAACGCACCCCCCGCCGTACGGATCAGTATGCAAACGGCGCTCCCCTTCCCATTTCGGCCCATAATTATTCCCTGAATAGGCTCGAAGCCGAGATGCAGGAAGTGCGTCGGGATACTGACGCCGGGCAGCTTGGCTTCGCTGAAGAGGTTGCAGCCAGAATTGCAGGCGACACTTATCTAAATGATCGCGTCGATACTGAAGTCATTGACCGCAAGAATGGTGACTTGGCGCTCGCCTCTCTCATCGGTCAAGGCGGTCCAATTGAAGTCCCGCTGTACGACACGCGCCTTGCTGTATCGCTGGCAAACATCAAGCCGACGATCAACGCAATTCATACAGGCGGCTTTACGACTGTAGGCGACGGCGGCGGTGCGATGTATAAGCGCGTATCTGCTGAGCCATCTCACGCGGGTAAGGTGCAGTCAGCCGATGGTGGCTGGTGGGAACTGTTCGGGCATTCAGTTGATCCGAAATCGCTGGGTGCGCTCGGTGCCGGTGATGTGACTGAAGCCATGAACGACGCCATGAAAACCGCATTTGCTCTCGGCGTTCCCGTTCGCGTATCCTCTGGTGATTATTACATCCACGGATCGATCACTAATCCCGGCGTCAAAGTGCTTGGCATCGGTGCCGGTCTAGCTAATTACCGCAAGGTTGGTGTCGGCAATATCTTTCGCAATGATTATACTTTGCCGGTTCGACAGGGCTATTATACAGCTGCAGTACCGGTTAACAGCAGGTCTGTGACATTGCAGAACTTGGCTCATGCTGCAAACTTTTCAGCGGGACAGTTTGCTATCCTAGGGTCGCAGACACGTTGGATTACGAATGATCCCCAACGCATGGGCGAGTTTGTAAAAATCCGCAAGGTTGAAGGTGCAGTCGTCACATTCTGGGGGCCGACGAAGGAGGCTTATCTTTTGTCGGATCAGCCGGAGCTTGTTCCGGTCACGTTGATGGAGGGGCTGGAATATCGCGGCTTTACCAGCTGGATGGACAATACCGTCCCTGTCGCGCCGGGAACTATATCCGACGCTGATATTCGGGTTATCGATACGTGTTTCGCTCACGCTCCACAGTTTGCAGGCATCGAAATGCATGATGCGAACTCGGCCGGTATCGCGCTTGAAGGCTGTCTTGGCGCTCGCGTTATCAATTGTTCAGGCTTTGATTTCGGTAGTTCGACCGATGACAGCACTGGTTTGAGCAGCATTGGCAATGGCGGGTTCGGTTATGTCGTTTCTGAGCGCGGTCTGAACGAAGATCTTGTTGTAGATAATTTGTATGCAGAACGCTGCCGCCACGCTTACACAACCGGGGCGAGCTACATCTTAAATATCGGCCGGCCGATGAATAGCCTGATCGTAAACTGCACCCATCGCGACAGTAAAGAGGCTGGCTTCGATACCCATGGCACAGGTGTCGGTATCTGTTTTGTGAATTGCCGTACGATAGGCTCTGGCAGAACAGGCATGCAGATCAGGTCCCACCGGACGCGTATCAAAAGCTTTTACGCGAAAAATTGCTTTGGCTGTGGTCTGTGGCTGATCGGATCAGGAGTATCCCCTAATAAAGGAGATGATTGCGAGGTCGACGGCGTCTATCTCGAAAATACAAATTTTGGCTTCGGCGAAAGTTATGATGGCAGCGCAGATTGGCGAGAAAGCCCCGCCATTCGAGATCAGGGCATTAACAATCGCATCAAGAGTGCTCGCGTTGATGGATGTGGTGGGCCGTTTTACGGCACGAATTCCGCGAGCCAAAATAATACTTTGGAGGGCGCCATATTCCGAAATGGTCGCACTCTGGCTTCAGCAGCCGGTCCAGCCATAACCTTATCTCAAACGGGTGCGGATCGTCCGAAAATTCGAAATGTAAGCATCGATGGGACAAATGGCCGGATCGTGGACCTTGTCCGGTACGTTCAGAACTCGGCCAGTTGCGTTCCCACGTTGGAGAATGTTTCTGGCGACGGCCATACTGGCTTGCTGTTTACGTCGGCTTTCGCGAACAATCAGCAGGTCAACGTAGTCGGCGAAGGATATGGCGGCTATCGAGAGACGATTTCTCTCGCGACAGGTATCGATACTTTTTCTGTTCGAGGTCGAATTGGCTCACGTTTCAACCTCAACCCGGCAGCGGTGGGCGGGTATCTCCGGTCCATTACGGACGCCACAGAAGGCCAGCGACTGCTGATATACGGTGGATCTAACGCTCTCAATGTTGAGCATGGGACTACCACAGACCGCATCTTCTTGAAAGGAGGCGCTACTGTTGTTCTGACGGCTAATCAGAGTATCGAAATCGAGCGTCGCGGAACGCTCTGGTATGAAATTTAAAGGATATCAGGATTTAGAATCCAAGGCCTCCGGGACCCATGGCCCGTCTTCTACAATGGATATCAAATGATTGATCGGACCGGACGCGTATTCCGGATCGGAGTCGGCCAACATAGCCAAATCATAAAGCTTGTTGACAAGTCGCATCCGGTCTTTATCGCCAGGAGCGACTAACTCATCAACCAGCACAGCGATGATAGCGGTTTGACTTGCCAGTAAAGCGGCTACTTCATGGCGCGTGAAAGTGTCTCTCTGCATTATAATCCCACAATCAATTACGCACGTTATGGCAATGGATTCGAATTGCGCGATATTCTCACCACAAATTGACAAGTGCTGCCATGATGGTATTCTTCTATCATGATGTCACATATCGGACATAACAAATTTACAAAACAGACACAAATGGTTGATAATTGGAGCGTGAATCTGTATCACGAGCGAAATCATCACCATTTATAGGTCGCTGCATTCCGCCATGTCTATCAGAAGAAAACTGCAAAAAATCAAAGGCATACTGAAGTATGGTGTTACGTGGCGCCATATGGATAGCAAATTTTATTATTTGACAAACGTTGACGTCGCGAGCGCAAAGCTTAACGCCTTTATCCACTATTCGTTTCATGGGTGGAAGGAAGGGCGAGATCCTGCTCCTTGGTTCTCCACCAAAGACTATCTTGAGTCGAATCCAGACGTAGCAGCCTCCGGCATGAACCCATTTTACCATTATTTACGCGATGGATGGCGAGAGGGGAGAAGTTTGCGACCTTCCGATATGCGGGCTTCTACGGCATATTTTAACAAGTATGCTAATTTTTCACCGTCGAGATCGGTTGATCACGTACAAGCATTTCGCGATTATTTTGTTTCGCTACACGCCGCCGACGGCGAAAATGAATTCGCACAATTGATCGATACTTTGGTTGCCGAGTGTGGAGAGTTTCCAATTCTCCCGACGGGTGATCTACCTCTAGAGCTTCATATGGCGGCGATTCATAAGTATTTTGATAGGGAATTCTATCTGGAGAAAAACCCTGACGTGGCTCGCAGTGGATCTGATCCACTGGTGCATTACTGTACGAGTGGATGGTGGGAACTGCGGCGACCAAATCCTAACTTCGACGTTTGGTGGTACTGGAGCAATTACCTCAACGTTGAAGCCGATTCGATAGATCCCCTGTTGCATTTTGCAACAATAGGCGAAGATCGAGGCTATAAGACGGAGAATATATCTCCAATTTGTTTGAGGTCCGACGCGATCAGCTATACGTCGGGACAAAAAATTAGAAGAGCATGTCTTTTCGCAGCGTACGATGCGCATGGCATTGTTGATGATTACGTTCTTGATTATCTTAGGGAGTTATCTAAATTTGCCGACATTTTCTATTTGGCCGATTGCGATATGCAGCCCGGAGAAATGGACAAGCTTAAAGGACTTGTGAAGGAAGCGTGGTGCATTCGTCACGGTGAATATGACTTCGGATCATATGCACGTTTAGCCCGCGAGTTGGTGGGATGGGATGTGCTTGGGCAATACGATGAGCTTATTCTCGCCAATGACAGTTGTTATCTTCTTAGGCCGCTAGATGATGTGTTTGCCAAGATGGATGGTTTAACCACCGATTGGTGGGGGATGCAGGCGACCAAGGGATTGTCCGTTACACGGGACGAGGACCAGAAACGTTTCAAAAAGCCAATATCGCTCGAAGCCATTAAAGAAAACTACCTCGATTCATTCGAGAATGATTACTTTTACAATTTTCATTTAGGCTCGTATTTCGTCGTTTATCGAAAAGCCGTCCTTAATGACGAAACTTTTAGATCGATGTTGAACTCCGTCGTTAAGCAAAAAAATAAGGCTCTTATAATAAAAAAGTATGAAAATGGTTTTACACGACACTTAATTCATCGTGGATATCAGTTCCATACTTTCATTGATGAGCTGTATCCTTTTCATCCCATCTATACGGAATCTATCTTTACGCTTATCGAAAAGGGCTTCCCTTTATTCAAGCGGTTCCTTCTAGCTGAAAACCACTATTTTGTTTCCGGGTTGGGAGATTGGAAAGAAAAGGTTCAATCCTTAATTCCTAGCGCAGATTTGACCGCAATCGAAAAAAATCTCTATCGTGTTTCGAACCATGAAAAGATTTACAATAACTTTCGCGTTTATCGAGATGCGAACTATAATCCCGTCTACCCTCAACTGTATTCAAATCCAGAAATAGCATCACTTGACGAAAAAACCGCCAAGTATGATCATTGGTGGGCCTTCCCAGTTTGCGCTTACGATCATACGTTTTCTGGGAACGAAAGAGCTGTCTTTGAAGAAATTCGATACAATCCGAGTATAAAGAAGATTATTCTCACGCGTAGCAAGCATGTCGATATTCCAGGCGAGAACATCGAAATTGTGCCACTAAAAAGCCGCGAAGGTCAAGACTTCCTTTTAAAGTCTAAGGTTGTTTTTATAAAGCATTCAGTCGCAGAAAATGTCACATATCCTTTGAATGCAGATCATCATCATTTTATCAATCTTTGGCATGGAATTCCGCTTAAACGGATTGGATACGCCTCTCTTGATCACATCTCTAAACTAGCGGGTATTGCGGAGGAACAGCGACGCTCGAGAGCGGTGATCAGCTCTTCAAAGGTTGACACTTTGGCGATGACAGCTGGGTTCTATCCGTTAAGCTACCATGATGTGTGGATGACGGGATTGCCGCGAAATGATTTTATTGTTCGCGAATTTGATCTTCTGCCCGACGACCTCAAAGCCGAAGAATTAAAGCTTAGAAAAATTATTGGAGACCGAAAGTTTATTCTGTTTTGCCCTACATTCAGGAATGGGGTAAATGGTTCGGGTTACCAATTTAGCGATGATGAACTTTCTGCATTGCGAGTTTGGCTTGCGAAGAACAATGCGGTACTCGGTGTCCGCGAGCATATGGCGGACAAGCATAAAACCTATAAAAAGCAGCTTTCTGGCGAACATGTTATAGATGTATCATCGCTCTTCTATCCCAACATAGAGACATTATTTCGCGTATCCGACGCAATGGTAACTGATTACTCGAGCTGCTTCGTCGATTATATTATGACTGGAAAGCATCAGATTAGTTTCGCTTATGACCTTGATAGCTACCAAAATCTGGAGCGCGGAATGTTTTATGATTTAGATTTCTGCTTCCCGGGTGATATCTGTAGAAAATTCTCTGACGTCATTGCGTCGCTCGAACGCGCTGTAGGTAACGAATTCAAAAACATTGACCCGGCATTTGAATGGAAGAGGGCTCTGTTTTTTGAGTACAATGACGATGGCAGCTCAGCGCGTCTAGTTAACCGCGTGCACAGCCTGATTGGAGATTGTTGAGATGAAGAGAATCGTTACTTACGGTACTTTTGACATAATGCATATCGGCCACATCAATATGCTGCGTCGTGCGCGAGGACTGGGGGATGAGCTATATGTCGGATTATCTAGCGACTCTTTCAACATGATCAAAAACAAAAAATCTGTTCTCGATTATGAGAATAGAAAGATTGTTTTGGAATCTCTTAGATATGTGAATTTCGTTTTCCCCGAAGAAAACTGGGAACAAAAACATACTGATGTTAAAAAGTACGGTATCGATACGTTTGTTATTGGCGACGATTGGGAAGGAAAATTTGATTTTTTGCGAGATTATTGCAATGTTCTTTACCTGCCAAGAACACCTAGTATCTCCACATCGATGCTTAAGGAAAAAATACTTAAAATAGCCAGCTGAAAAAAATCGGCAGCTTTCTAAGCCGACGCATACTTGATAATGTGTTGTCTCTATAAGAAAAACCCCGGCAGCGGGTGATCGAATTGTGTGCTTTGCACTGCCTGCCCGATCCTGAGATTTTCCGAACAACGGAAGAACTCAGGAGCGTGCAATATGGCTCGCCAGAATTTAGAACCATCCCTCAAGCTTTTGTTCGGCGACGAAGGCGGATATGCGAACCGCTCGACTGACAGCGGTGGCCCCACGAAATTCGGCATCACACATCGCACACTTGCCGCTTATCGTGGCGTGAAGTCAGTCACGGCTGAACAGGTCAAGGCTATGACCATTCAGGAAGCCGAGGAAATTTACCGTCGCTCGTATTGGCTTCAATCTGGTGGTGATCTTCTACCGTCAGGACTCGATTATGCAGCGTTTGATTTCGGCGTAAACAGTGGACCAGCACGCGCCATACGCATTTTGCAGGAAGTCATCGGCGTTTCACAGGATGGCGTTGTCGGCATGCAGACTGTCAATGCTGTGCGCTCGTATGCGGGTGGCGTCGAAAAGCTGATCCGCGATTACTGTGATCGCCGCATGAAATACCTTCGCTCTCTCGGTGGGCCAACGGGCTTCTCTGCAAACGGTCGAGGCTGGACGATCCGCGTGACTGGTGTCGATCCTAAAGGCCAATGGAAAAGCACTCCGGGCGTTGTCGGCAATGCTATCGCCATGTCACGCAAGGCCACCATCACCCCCACTGACGTTGAAGCCCCGGCAGGCGCGCCAAAAGCGAATCCGAAAGACGTTTCCCTTGTCGAGAACCTGAAAAAGCCTGAAGCATGGGGGCCGCTCACTGGCCTAATTTCTGGGGCAACTGCTCTCGCCACCGGCACCGGCCCCATTCAGTGGGTTCTCGCTATCGGTCTTCTCGCAGGAATCGGCGTGGGCCTTTGGTCATTCATTCAAACCCAGAGGGTGGCGGCTTAATGTTCGGCCTTTTCGATTATATCAAGATCGGCGCTGGCGTTATCGTCGTCGCTGTTCTGTCTGGTTTCATAGCTCATGGTCTGGGGGTTCGAGACGGCAAGAAAGAAGCGTCGATTGATGCGCTGGCCGTCACCGTCAAACATTATCAGGATAAGGGGCGGATTAATGCGGAAGTCTCTGTTGTGGATGCTGCCAGCCTTTGCGTTGATTACGGGCTGTCAGACGAAGAACTCCCCGAATGTATGCGCCGGGTTCGAGAAGCTTCAGCCAAGTCTGGAAACGTCAGTGCATATCCTGACGACTGACCGACCATTTGCAAATCAGGTTGCGGCTCAAAACCGCTTTGGAATTAAGGCGGGGTGCTGGAAATGACGCCGATTGATTATGAACAAGACCTTCGTTCGCGCGTTGTTTCATTGGAACATGGACACACGAACATGCATCAACGCATCACAGAATTTGAAAAATGGCGTCAGGATAATGATGTTCAAGACGCGAAAATGCAGGTCAAAGTTGAGAACATGAACGAGAAGATGACGGCCATCATGTCTAACACGACGTGGCTATTGCGCCTTGTCATTGGTGGCTTGATAATGGCCGTCATTGGCTTTGCATTACGAGGCGGATTCCATATCCCTTGAGGTCAAAAATACGCCCATTGTTTTCTCAGAACGTTTCCCGCGATGACAGAACGACAGTCTTTACAATCAGATAGATAGCCTAGACTACGAATCTGGGGGTCAGAGGTTCGAATCCTTTCGGGTGCGCCATTTTTCTCAAGACAATTCAATGATTTGCTTCGGCGCAAGCCGGACATGCTTACACATTGCTTTGCATATTTTCCGAACTGACTGATCGCGACCGCGTGACGTTTTTGCTCTCTCCGCTATATGTGGCTCGACATATCGGCATCACATTTCTGCAGTGGAATTTTTCTCATGAAGCATCACGCGCTTGTCTGGCTGCGTAACGATCTTCGAATCAACGACAATCCCGCACTGGATGCAGCCGCCGAAACAAGCGGGCATATCACAGCGGTTTATGTTCATGAGACTCTTGCCGAGATTCGCGCGCCAGGCGGTGCCGCGCGGTGGTGGCTCGATCAGAGCCTGAAAGCGATAGGAAAGCAGCTCGCTGATCGTGGTATTGCACTTCTCATCGAGACCGGTGATCCGAGGAATATCCTTCCTCACCTGATTGCAAAATTGGCCATAACCGAACTGTTCTGGAACCGTCGCTACGCACCGGCGGAGCGTGAACTCGATACAACACTGAAAGCACAACTCAAGGAGAGCGGAACCGGTGTAACCTCATTTCCTGGTAACCTTCTTCTCGAACCCTGGGAGCTCAAGACGGCCAGCGATACGCCCTATCAGGTCTTCACCCCTTTCGCCAAAGCGTTGCGCCACCATCACATTCCCCGCCCGCTTTCGCGCAGGCAATGGAACGTTAAACCAACACAGGAAACCTGCTATTCGCCCAACGTTCCTTCCTGGGCAAAAAAGTTCGATGGGCTTTGGAGTATTGGAGAAGACGCGGCGCGCGACTGCCTGACACGTTTTCTGGAGAACACGCTGTCGACCTATACCGAGGATCGTGATGTTCCCGGTATCGACGGAACTTCAAGACTTTCACCTCATTTGCGGTTCGGTGAAATCAGCGCGCGTCAGGCGTGGTATGCCACACTGGCGTTTATGGACGAGCATCACTCGGCACGTGCTGGCGGTGAAAAGTTTCTGTCCGAGCTGATCTGGCGCGATTTTAACTATCACCAACTCTATCACCGCAGAGACATCAGCCGATACGATATGCGTGACGCCCTCTCCGGCGTCGCATGGCGTGATGATCCGGCTGCATTCGAAGCGTGGCGACGCGGACAGACAGGCTTTCCCATCATCGATGCCGGTATGCGTCAGCTTTGGGCCACCGGATGGATGCACAATCGCGTGCGAATGCTCGTGGCATCTTTTCTCACCAAGAATCTGCTCATCGACTGGCGGAAAGGCGAAGAGTGGTTCTGGGATACGCTCGTGGATGGTGATGTCGCCAGCAATCCGGGTAGCTGGCAATGGGTGGCGGGCTGCGGCATGGACGCTGCGCCCTATTTCCGGGTCTTCAACCCAATTCTGCAGGGTGAAAAATTCGATGCCGAGGGACGATATGTCCGGCATTGGGTGCCAGAGCTATCCGGCCTGTCGAACAAATGGCTGCACAAGCCATTTGAGGCACCCAGCGATGTGCTGGCCAGTGCTGGAATTGCGTTGGGCAGTACCTATCCCAAACCAATCATTGATTTGCAGGCCTCACAACGCGAGGCCCGCAACCGGCTCAACAGCCAGCCG